TTTCATTTTTATACTTATCACCAGGATTTCTATATTGAGAATTTCTTGGTTGTGAATTCCACTGATCTAATGTAAATGATGTATTTACATATTTTGTTACATCAACTTTATCAAAGAAAATCCAATGTGGTGTTGAAGGTCTTAATCCAGAAAATCTAAAAAATACAAACTTAGGTCTACAGATAGGAATTGGTTCAGTACCAAGGTCCTTTCTTACTGTTCTTGATCTTGATTTTCTGACCTTTTTTGTACCAAATTCTTTATAGGTCTGTGTAACCCCACCATTATCTCTTTCATCACCTACCTGTGGCATATTAGTCTCCTAGTTTTCCGTAATTTCACTGCCTTGTGAGGCAATAATTGTTCCTTCGCCGGGCCCGCCGCAAAGAGGATATGTTGGTTTGATTTGATAATTAGGATCAACTCTTTTTCCTGTATTCCATTGATCAACTTCAGGTTTTAATTCACCTGCTCCAACTACTTTTGCAGCATCAAATTGGTTTACATTAATTGCTTTAGATGCTACAGATTGATCAATCATAACTTCTTCACTATATTTTGGCCATACCGTATCACCTTTTAGAACAGTTGTTAATGACTGATCTGAATCATATTTCATAGGCAATGATCTTGCATATTGTATAGGAGAAATCTCCCCTGCTTGTGTATTAATATATGCTCTAAAATCTATATCTTGAGCATCAGATTGCAAATTAGATTTAAATGTATCACCAGTAATACCTAATTTAACTCTATCTGGTAATGTGGCATCATTTGGATCTGAAACAGTTAATTGCATTAATTGCATTTCTGCAATAGTAAGAGCAGAGATTACTTCAAGATTATTAACTCTACTTTCAATATTTGCAATATCTGCCATCTTATATCCTTTATTAGGATATTTGTATTGTAATACTTCTCTTTTATCTAAAACATAAGGAGGCAGACCTATAAGATGGAGTTTCATCTCATCAGGATTAATACCTGCAGGTTTTTCATTATAACCTGTTTTACTTTGAACAAGTTTTATTACACCATTAGCATTTAGAGTAAGTGCATCAATTCTTGGTTGCCAATAAGAAATAGATCCTGCTGTAATAATATCTGTATTTTTTGGAATATCTTCAATTATTGCACCAGTTCCAGTAAATCCTGTATCTGCAGTATTCTTTACTGGACGCATATCAATTACATCACTAAGAGGATAAACCTGTCCTGTTTGTGTAGCATGAAATGGAATTTGACTGTAATCTAGGTCTGGATAAGAAAGTGCACCAGCAAAATAATCACCAGCATTATGAGAGAAATAATCATATGTAACTGTTACTGTACCAGAAGGTGCAGCAACTCCAGATTTAAGTCTACCATGACCTACACCATAATAGTTATCTGTTTGACCATTATTTAATATAAATTTATATGTAATATCTTCACTTGTAGTATCATCTACAACACTTCTATAGAACCAAATATCAGCCTTAGATAGTTTAAATGTTCCATTTGTAAGTGAAACAGACTCAGTTTGGTTTGTTTGTAATGTTTTTGTTTTTTGTACTGCAGCTGGTTTGTTTTTATAAACAAGTGCTGTAACTGCTGAGTTAAATGGCAAACCAGTTACAACTGCACTACTTACTGATGGAAAACTACTTACTGTTGGTGGTGAGAATAATTCACCAGAACTATCAACAGATACAATCCAATCTTCTTGATTAACTAATGCAAAACCACCTGGTTCAGTAAATGTTGCTTCACCAGATCCGTTTGTGGTTGTTGTGATAATCCCTGTAAGATTTACACTTACATCTTCAACAACATTAACTCTTTCTCTTTTGAATGGAAATAGAAGTGAATTATCAAATCTATTATAAAGATCAATACCTAAACTTTCATTTGATGTTGTTAAGTTTGCATAGTTTGCTGAGTCTGTACCAATACTTCTTGCTTGACCAATGCCATATAAAGTACCAGAGCCGTTACTATCCATTGATACATCAAATACATGTATTTTATATTGATTATCAGTTTCATCAATATTTCTAATTCTTGCGGTACCAATTGGTGTAAGTGTATTAATAACACCACCATTATCACCGATACGAGAACCATATAGATTTACATTTGCAAGAGTTGCAATCTTACCAACAAGACCATATGAAGAATCAGCTGAAGATAAGAAATAATTACCATATGTGGCTCTTAAAACTTCATTATTAACTTGAAATGTATCATCAGCTGCAGTTCTAGGTTTCTTAACTCTTATTGGTGGATTAGAGGACCTTTCAACACGTCTGCCTTCGACATATGCAACACCACCATCAACTTTATATAAGAGATAATCATCATCACTATCATCATCAATAACTAATCCAAATGAACCTCTACCATCGTTATTTACAATAAAGTTACCACTAATATCAGATGTTCTTGTGTTTACAATGACACCAAGTTCACCTAAAATATTATCTGGTGGTTGAACATATACTGCATAACCATTTTTAATTTGCATAATTGGATAGAATGTTTCACCAGCAACTTTATCTGATTCTTTACTAAGAGTTAGTGTAATCTGATATCTATCAGCACCAGGTGATGTTAGGTTTGGTGTTGTACCAGAATTATCATATAGTGCAATGTTATCTGTTGCAGTTATAATTTTTTCTGATAGAGTATATCCAATTGTTTCTGTAGGTGTACTACTATATTTTGAGATAATTAATTTTTGTGCTTCAACACTTACAATATGTCCAGCTGCAAATGTACTAAACTGAGGAACTTCAATAAATGCTGCTTTACCAGTTGCTGGATTAGCTGCAGTATTTGTTGTCTGTACAGTAAGAGTACCACTAATTGTTCCTGTATCATATGAAAGAGTATCAGCAGGCTCAAAGATTTTTGGAGTAATATTAGTTGTTGAAGATGTTGTATTATTAGATGAATTATATTTTACAAGTAATGTATCCGGATCAGAACCAGTTGCTGGTATTACTGCTTTTACAAGTGCTGTTACACCTGCTGCACTACTTGTAATGGTTGTACCAACTAGTGTTGCGTATCCAGTTAATGAAGCAAGATCATCCGTAATCTTTACAAAACCAACTGGAGCAAAAGCACCACTTAAAGAACCATATGAGTTATTAAAAAATCCACCTTCTTTAAATAAGAATTTAGAAATTCTTTCAATCTCGGATTGAATAATAGTCTGAGACTGTGTAAGTTCACGCGCTTGAAGTGCTCTACCGTTATTAAATAAGATTCTATGGTAATGATCGCTATCACGGTAATCATCATTATATTCACTTAAAAATGTTGTCTGAGTTAAGTTAGTAGCCATTTTTTACCCTTAAAGTTTAATAACGATTTTAATATCTTCAGAACCAATTGTTTCTCTACCTACTTCATTTGTATTATTCACAAATAAAAGTTCTCCTGAGAATTTATCTATATCAGGATTAACAAGAGCGGTATCAACTGTCAATGTACCACCACTATAATCAGTTACTGTAATTGTATTACCATCAGTGAATGGTGTAAATCCAGTTACTTCATCTTGGTGATACCAAAGTGTAGATGAATCGTCATAATAATCTAACCATGCTACAGCACCAGAGGATGCTTGCTCAATCTTTTTATCTCCATCAAATGAGATTGCATAACCATTAGCTGCATTACCATCACCTGGTGCAGTTGTTATTGTCATACGATTTAGAGCAATACCTTGAGCTGTTGTAAATGTAGCTGAATCATCATATATTGTTGGATTTTTAATGAGTCCAAGTTGTCTATATCCTTGATCAACAACCCAAGTATCTTCAACAGTACCTTCTGGCTTAATATTAAACATTAGTGAAGTTGATCTAAGGTCTACCCTTGGATCTGCACCAAGTCCAGCAGTATCAGCAAAGATAGGTGCAACTTTAGCATTAGAACCAGATGTTAGATTTGCATCACTAACCACAACATTTGCATAGTCATATCCTGAACCCATACTTGTAAGAATATCAGCACCTGCAGAATCGCCAACTTCAATCGCAGCAATATTACCAGTTGATCCTAAAATAGCACGGGCAGTAGCATTAGAACCATTACCAACAATAGAAATACTTGGTGCTGAAGAATAAACACCACCAGTTTCTTTAATTCTATATCCTACAATTTGACCTGGTACTGCAGATGTAATAACATTTCTTTGTGCAATAAGTGTTGGATCAGCAACAGCTTCATCTGAATCAACAAACTTAACAGGCATAAATTGTGATGTTAGGAAGTTATTTGCATCAGAAGTTGAAATTGTATATAGGTACTTCCAAATATAACCATCTGTTTCAGTAGGCAAGGTTGTATTTGTATGATCTGGTTTTACGGTAGAAACCTGAACAGTACCGGTTGCATTTTTACCAGAACGAATACAAAGATAAACATTGTTATCTTCAGTTTTTACATAATAGGACTGTGCAGGCTGACCAGAAACATTATCGTTATATGCAGAATAGATTGTGTTTGCTGACCAATCATATAGAGGTACAACATACTGAAATGCTTCAGTTAGTTTAACTGATTGCATATTATATCTAAACTCACGTTCTTCACGTTCTGTTGTGGCTGGTGTAGGCGTTACATCTGTATTATCATCTGGCTGCCACTGTTGTGAACGTCCGACAGCAATATAGTAATAGTTATCAGAATCACCTAGTGCTTCTCCAACATTTTCGTCAAAAAGTGTTTTAATTAATTGGTATTTAAGTGATGGTGTAATAATAGCTGTCATTTTTGTTTCCTATTAAGATATTGTATAGCCATAACCGCCGAAGATATTCCATTCGGAAGTCCCATTATTCCAGATCAGACTAACCGTATCATTTGGATCTAATGCAATTGAGGTTCCTTGGGCAAAATTGGCTGCAGCTGCAAATGATAATGTAGCAACGGCACTGCCATCATGAGTAATAACTTTAATTTCACCATCAACAGAACCATTACCTACTGTAATACTTGCTGTTGTGGTTGTTGTAATACTTATATAAGATTTAGATGTGGAAGCAGTACCAGGTGTTGCACTAATAGTTTGTTTACCATATGCAACTTTTTGATTTAATACTGCACCAGTTCCAGCACCAAATATGTCAATATTAATATTTGTGTCATCGCCTTCAACAAATAGTGCAGGGGCATTACCAGTTGCACCATTTCTAATATCAATATGATTTACAGATGATGCTGCACGAACAAAGTGTAGAATAGGTTGATCATCTGAATCTTTAATATTACCTTGGACAATTGGACTAAAAATAGTTGGTGCTGTAAGTGTTTTATTTGTAAGTGTTTGCGATACACTATTTAAAGTAAATGTATCATTACTGGTTAATGCAGGAATATTAATATTATAATTACCAGTTAGAGCACCACCGACAAGTGTATACGTATGACTTGAATCTGCATCATATAGTTTAAGTCTAGCAACTGTTGGATCATCAATTGCAGGAGCAGTTAATGTTTTATTTGTAAGTGTCTGAGTTGCTGTATCAACAACAATCTCTCCTGCAGAATCAGGAAAATCAATGTTAATAGTTTGTGCACCTTCCGTAAATCCAACTTTAGTTTTATATGTAACACCATTAAGATCAAAACCACTATCTGTAAGGGTAGTATAAACACCAAATGATGCTGAATCACCACCTAATAGTGTATATAATTCATTAAAGTTATCATTTATCTTTTGGCCAGCAGTGCGTAAGGTATCACCTGTACCATCGTTTGCTGCACTACCTGTATTAACTATTTGTCTTGCCATGTTTTAGCTCGCTAAGATTTAATTTAAACTATTTATACAACTAAGCAGAGTCGTATTGCGTATCAAAAGAATGATTGTCGAATCTAATTGTACCAAATCTAATAATACCATCAGAATCTTCAGAGAATAGAGCTGCCGCACTATCATCAAATGATACAGAGTTCGGACTGAGAAGATCACGTAAGTCATAATCAGATGTACTCTCAACTGTCTGATCACCAACAAAGCTGAATTGTGTATCAAGAGATTGTCTATGAGTTGGTGTTGCAGAATCACCTGGTTGTAGCAATGTAATACTAATAGGTGGTTGAGTATCTTCAATTGCACCAGAAATACTTGTAAGAGAAATAAGTGTTTCAGGTGGATTACCAACATCTTCTTGTTCAAATATAATTGTATTTGTATTTACTGCTTCAATAAGAAGTGCA